CCGGAGTCCGCGAGTTTTCAATCCGCCCGGAAGGTTAGACAAGGTTCCCGCATCGACCAATTGGCGGAGGATGGAGGTGGCGGATTTTGCCAAGCCACCAACGATGTGGACCAAACCAAAACCATAGAAGCCGAGTCCCGGCAGATAAACGTAATGAACGAAATGCTGGCGACGCTTCTTGAGCGGATCGCCTTCGTACCAGTTACGTCTAATGGAGAGAATCGTGCGGGAACCCTTATCAATCGTGATGACGTAGGGCAAGGCAATCCCTGAGGGTTCCCCGTCAATCGTGTCTTCAAATCCCGGCAGATCGTAATCGATCATCATCTCAAGAAGGGTGTATCGACCATCTAGATCAATGGCCGCATCTCCGTTCATCTTGTCGTACTTCTTCTGGATATCGCTGATATCCGGAGTCGGCTCCGCCAGTTCCACATCTAAATAGAAGCCAGACACCTGAAGTTTGCGAACTTCATTCGGGGTCTTCTTCATGACATGGGTAGCACGTTCGCAGGTGTACAGATCCGGGGTTCCATACGAAACCACGAAATCCTCTGCGGGAACAAAGATGGAAGTGGGTCTTCCAAGATTCGGATCAAAGTACGCTTTGCGGAAAGCCGATCCGGCAATCGCCAATGAGAACAGCATCTTCTCCGTTTCGGATCGATACTCGCTCATGTTCTCGGTCAGGAGATAGTTTAAATAGTCCTGAACGCGCATGGCCTGTTGCATACGCTCTGGGGTCTGCTGACCCAAGATCTTTGTTTCAACAGGGCCTTTAGCCGGGAAGATTTCCTGAATCGACTGTGCTTGGAAGCGAACCACGGCTTCCGAGAGCATCGGGTGGAACACACCACAGGCTCCGTCCCATGGCTGAGTTCGCTGTTCGATCTTTAATCCGAGAAGATCCAGACCTTTCATGTAGGTCTGTTCCCATTCTTTACGGGAATCTTTGTCTGCATCAAACAAGGCCACCAGTTCCGTGGCCATGTTCGATAGGGTGTTGTCGTCGAGATACTGGGCTAGGTTGTCATCATGGGCGGCGGCTTGCTGCTCGGGTCCGAGTTGCAATTCCATCCCACCATCGGGAAGTTCCACCATGATGGAATCGTCCTCCGGTGGGAGAACCGAGATTTCCATCCCCTGCCCTTGGGTGATGAAGGGCATCAATGCACGATCAACCGCCACGTCGAATCTCCTTAGAGATCGGTGAACTTGCCGCCTTTCTTGGCAGCGCCCATTCCGCGAGCGGTGCCCTTGGTTCCCGGAACCATAGAGCCACCGTACATCTTAACCGGACGCTTGGCACCCGCGACCATCGCCGCTTTGCCAATGCCCGACATCTTACCTTTGAGTTTGTCCTTGGGCTGTTTACGACTCTTAGGAGCCTCAGCCTTGTCGGACATTTCAGTGCGACCTTTCATTAGTAATACTCCACTTTGCGTCTATAGACGGGTTCATCTTGAGCATCTGATTGCAGAGAAATAAATCCTCCACGCCGATATCTCAGAAGAGCCTGCGTTCCTGAGTCTACATAGTCATCATGCTCCCCGGCGGGAAATGATGCAAATTCTTCTACGACTTCCTCAGCGAATCGGGTCTGCGGTCTCCAGATCTTTCCACTCGCAAAGAGATCCGCCACCGCATTCACACGAGCAATCTTGTCATTACCCCGAGAGGGGGTGTATTCGGCGACTGGTATACCCATCGCCCTTAATTCAAAAATCAAAGGGGTTCCAGCAGCCTTGGCTTCGACGATCAAGGTCTCCGGTTTCCAGTATTGATAGAGTTCGTAAGCCCGTTTCTTCAGGGTGGGGAACTCCATCTTTTCTTTCAGGGCATCCATCAGGATCAGATTCGGTTGCATGGCTCCGTTCTGGTCTGGATGGTAGAAAACCCCCCAAGTGGTACAGGCGGAGTAGTCGGCGCGTTCCTTTTTGAGGAAAGCGGTGTCCCATGACTGGATCAAAAACTGACACTGCGGTGGGTTTCTCTCTTCCCAGACCTTCCACCACTCGCGTTTAATCAACGCACCTTCTTCGGAGGTGGGATCTTGCTGGTACTGGGCCTGCCATTTGTGAATTGGGATTTCGTTGCGGATGGCCTCTAGTTCCGCAAGGGGCCAGAACTCGGGCCAGAGTGGTTGACCTGAGGGCATGATCGCTGGGAACTCAATCACCTCCCATTCATCCACCCCTTCTCGCATGGCAGAGGCTTTTAGGACCTGACCCACCAAGTCTCTTTTGGACCAACGGGTACAAATAACGACAATGGCCCCACCCGGCTGGAGACGCTGACGAGGACCGGAGGTGTACCACTCGTAAGCATGGTCAAAGACGGTCGGATCAGCGGACTGACCCTCCTGTTCATCATGGGGATCGTCGATGATCAGCAAATCGGCACCCTTTCCGGTCACCGCACCGCCGATACCGATAGCGAAATACTCTCCACCCTTGGATGTACTCCAGCGACCGGCTGCTTTGGAGTCAGCCCGGAGTCCGACATCCGGAAAAACGCTGTGGTAGTCCTCAGAATCCACTAAGTTTCTGACTTTTCTACCAAAACCCACCGCAAGTTCCGCAGTGTGCGAGGTCTGAATGACCTTTTTGTGTGGGAACCTGCCCAAAAACCACGACGGAAAGAGATATGACCCGAATTCTGACTTGGTATGCCGAGGCGGCATGCAGATGATCAACCTTTTCAACTTACCCGAGGCGATTTCCTCAAACTTCTCGCCCATGATCCGGTGATGACGACCCGAAATGAACCCCGGCCACATCCTTTGCACGAACGGAATGAACTTTTCCCGACACTCTTCCTTGGATTTAGCGGATTCGTACTCGTCTAGGAGTTTCAGAATCTCTTTTTGCTGGTCAAACGGTAACTGTTTGACTTTATTCAGGATTTCGGGAGTGATGTTCAAGACTGAAAACCTCAAAATGCAGGGACAATAGCCCCCGTTTCAGCATATTCTGGAGCATTCTACACCCAGCCCCCTCACTCCTCACCACCCTATCTCGGGGGGGACACCCTTCGGAGTGTCCCTACCCCACACTGACCAACTCAGGGTGTATCCATTTCTCTAAAAACTGTTCCGATTTTAGCATATTTAATCCCGAAAGTCAATATGTAGATGGGAATTTTTATAAAAAAATTTTACAGACTGGGACTCCCCCACCACTATCTATCAAAATCTCCGGGGAACCACTGGAACTACCCCGATCTACAAAACAACAAGGGGTAGGGGGTGTGTTGCGTGGAAGCAACACGTTACAAAAGTACAGCATCGTGGGAGCGGAATCGCATGTATACGAGCGATGCAGCGTCACGTCGAAAAAGGGGGGTCGGCACCTCGCTTTTCGCCTCGTTTACACAGCGACTTAACCCCGACACCCCTTGTAGAATCAATGAGTTACGGTGGAACTCGCAGCGTCATCGTGCGAATCGGCTACGTTTACACGCTCCAAAGGCGCTGCGTCCTGCACTGGAACTGCTGCGGAAGCCTGAGGATGCACCGAAGGCTGCAGCATAGACGCTAGCCTTGCCTCCAACTCAGCCGCTACCAATGTCGAGGGACGCTCACGGTGATCTTCGACAACGTCCCGATAGAGTCCGCATGCCTTGCCCAGTAACTCTGCGGCTCTCAACTGGGAACTGGTCGCAGACTCGTCACCCTTCGACCACTTGCGGAGCAGGGAGACCAGCATGTCTCTGTCAGAGATCGTCAGAGCCTCACTCTGCTGCCTCCTGACCGCTGCTAGAGCCTGCAAGCACCCCTTGATCTTCCCGTCCACCATCAGTTCCGCTGCGCGCTTCTGCACTGACGCTGGCTTCATGTTCTCCGCATCGTATGAATTCCGGTATGCCTCCGCGAGATTCATGCCGCTGATCACGTTCTCGCAGAATTTACGCTGTTTTGCAGTCAACCCGTATTCATCTGTCATGCCTGCCATTGTGCGCTTTGCCCTTGTTTTGCAGTGGTTTCGATAATCTTTGATCATGTGTAGACCATGATCGCTCACCGAATCCTAACTTCTGAGCCGTTTAGACGCAAACTAAATTCGACCGAAAATCAGTGACTTAGGTAATTTGTGGTCGTGTAAACAAAAAAAGTTGTTGACGTGTGGTCATGTAATCCGGAGAATGCGCAGCACTGGCCCCCCAGACAGGCCAAGCCGCTAGGTGAAAAACAAAGGTTCTGGTGCCGGATGAGCGCAAGCAGCCCGGC